CGCCGGGGTCACGCCACCGACGGTGAGGGCGGCACCGAGCGACGCGCAGAACGCACGCACGCACCGTTCACCGGCATCGACGAGGAAACGCTTTGTGAACATCAGGGCTCCTTCGGGTTCGTGATGTAGTCCTCGACCGCTGAGAGACGCTGCCCGTAGTCGGCCAACATCGACTCGATGCGGTTCCACTGGTCCTTCGGGGACGAGCCACCGTTCGGCTGGAAGTTCTTCGCGATCTCCGCTGTGGCCGCTCGAGCCTTCGCGGCGTACACCGCTGCGATGCCACCAAGGGCGGCGGGGATCATGACGAACAGCGCCATCAACACACGGGCGTCCGCTTCGGACACGACACCGATGACGTTGGAGAACGTGGTCGCCGTGATCACTTCGCGGCTGCCTTGTCGATGATCGGCCACGTGTCCTTGTTGACCCACCCCGAGATGGTCAGCCCGTTCGACCCTTGGAGCCAGCGCACGCAGTCGGCGGTGTAGTCGTCGTACTTGCCGGTGACGTGGATCGGGTAGTCGAACTCGTTCTTCAACACGCCCTGGACGTAGCGCACGTCGTCGCCGTCCATCCCCTTGCGCAGATACCGCTTCACCTTCTTTGTCGGCCAGTCGCCGTAGATCCCGACCTCGGGTGCGAACGTCGGCGCCGGGGTGAGGGCTGCGAACCATGCGGGCTGCATCACCATGTTCTGGTCGCAATTGCCTGCGATGCCCGGCGTCTTGCCCTTGCCGGTGTACTGCCACGCCACCGCACCGGTCTGTGCCGACACCGCCCAGCCGTTGTTGGGGAGCAGCGGCGAGGTGCGGTAGTTGGCGAGGAACAGCGCCGTGTGCGGGTTGTTGAACCGCCACTCCTTGAACCCGGTCACCCACGGCGCCGAGTACACCGCGCCCTTGGTCTTGCCGAACACCGCCGACACCAGGCGGCAGAACTCGACCACCGTCGCGACACTGGCGAACCCGCCGAGGTTGTCACGCTCCCAATCGCAGACCCAGAACTCGCCCGGCTTGAGCCCGCCGACACCTTGCACGGCGTCGATGAAGTTCTTGGCCTGCTCCGCAGCCGATGAGTCCGAGCGCAGGAAGTGGTAGAAGCCGACGTGCTTCACGCTCGCCGAGGCCCGGTAGTAGGCGGTGAACTTGGGCATGGTCGGGTCGTGGTAGGACCGCCCTTCTGATGCCTTGTGCATCGCGAACACGAGGTTCGGGAGTGGTGCACCGGTCAACGTCTGCCAGTGAGACGTGTCGATGCCGTCGAGACGCGGAGGAGCCATCGGGAGAGCCCTTCTGTTGTAGTCGTGGACTGCGGACGAGGGACGGGCGTCAGTTGGCGCCGATGTCCTTCACGATGAAGTACGCGGGTGCGGTCGCTGATGCTTCGATGGTGCACGTACCCGTGGCGCCACCGCCGCGGAGTGCCCGCACCTTGTAGGTGACCGAACCGGACAGGCCGGTCACGCGGCGCTTCACGCCGAGCTGCGACGAGAACGTGGCGACGGTGGACCCGGACTTGCCGAGCGCCACCTGCGTGTTCGCCGACGTCGTGATCGACACCTGAATGGAGTCACCCCCCGCGGTCGACACGACGTTGCCGAAGAACTCGAGCTCGTACACGCGCGTGGAGATCGCCGTCCACGTGACCGAGAGTCCCGACACGTCGGCCACGACGGTGAACGCCGCCGATGACGCGGTGATCTCGGCGTAACCCATCTCCTGCCCGCCACGGGCGTACGTGTTCATGTCGGCAGCGGTGAGAACGTCGCCAGCGGTCCAGGTCTTTTGGGCAGTGGTCATGGTGACCCTTTCACTGTGAGGGGATCAGAACGCGAGAAGGTCGGTATCAAGCACGCCGAGTTCGATGTCGTCGAGCACGAAGTACTGCCGCTGGTCCACGTCGGTGAACGAAAGCGTGACCCTGTGTGTCGACGGCGAAATCTCGTGGTCCATGCCGATGATCTGCACCGACCGGGCGATCTGCGACCCGGTGTTGTTCGGGGTGAACTCGGCACCGACGACGGTGGACAGGTCCAACTGGATGACGGCCTGCTGCATCTCGGGCGTCAGCTTCGACAGTTCGGTGCCGAGCTGGCTGATGCGGTACTCGGGGTTCGAGTACGTGTTCGCCAGCCACCCGGCGAGCTCGAGCATCTGCGTGGAGGTCGACAGCAGCAGCGTCGGCGTCGTGAGCGAGGCGATGCCGTAAATCTGCTGCGACGCCAACGACAGCAGCGTCACGCTGCCGAGGCCGTCGGCCTGGACGCCGATGCGGTTGTACAGCGTCTCGGAACCGTAGGTGGTGCCGATGGTCTGATACGGCACCTTGCCGTTCCATGCACCCGCGGCAACATAGAACGCACTCGCGCCGCCGTTGATGGTGACCGTCGCGGCGTTGCTTGACGACTCGGTGAACGACGTCTGACCGGCGGCGGTGAGACTGGTCGAGAAGTTGGCGTCGAACACGGTGGTGCCACCGATGCCGTTGCGGACGATCGCTCGGTACACCTTGCCTGCAAGGTTCTGCAAGGTGCCAGTGGCAAGCGAGCCGATCTCCAGCACCGACGTACCGGCGAACACCGACGTGGTGCCTGCCGTGGTGACCGTCGATGCCAGGCGCCAGGTGGTGGGTTCCGTCTCTTGGTCAAACGCGTAGTAGAACCGCTTGACGTGGTTACCAGCACCATCATCGACGTCGAGCGTTACCTTGATCCAGTAGGTGGTGCCGTTGATAAAGTTGATGAAGTCCGAGATGCCAGAGATGTCTACGGTTCCGTTGGCTGAATGGGTGAAATCAAAGTTGCCGCCTGAACGGGCGGAAAGGAACCACGAGTTTGACCCTGCCGCGTTGTACTTCGCCATCAGGATTCGTTGCGAAGAAACACCCACGGTCCAGTCGTCGGCTGCGACACGGACGACCAACTCAAGGTCGCCGGTGACATCCAGCGCGGCTGAGTCGGGCGTAGACGCATAGGCGCCAGCGACACCGGGGAGGCTGAGGTACGACTGCGGGAGCGTCGTTACCGTCGACTGGTCCGAGAACGTCAGGTCGGTGGTCGTGTTCAGCGTGGCGTGTCGGTCCTTGAACGTCAGCACGCCGTCACGCGCGACGTACAGCAGGCCCGGTTCCGACTTGTTGACCGTGTTCAGGTAGCCGAGGACGTTGGTGCTGAACGAGACTGCCGTGCCTGACAGGGTGGCGACGCCAGTGTCGAGGTCGCGTGCGTACGGCCACTGCACCTCTGCACGGTCCAACACCGCGGAGATGCGTGCGCCGGTCAACTGCGAAGCCGTTGGGGTCCAGTCGTCGAACTCCTGACGGGCCAGGATCGCCATGCCGTCTGCGCAGTTCATCACCGCGACCGAACGACCTGACACGTCGTACGTGAAGTCCCAGTCCTGGATGCGGCCCGAGAAGATCAGCACCCCGTTCGTCTCCACGTCAACGCGACGGCCGGGGATGATGTTGCCGAAGTAGGTGGAGGCCGAGTTCTGCGGGTCGAACAGGCGCGACTCGTTGTTCAGTTGGATCACACAGGTGCCGGCGTTCGAGTCGGGGAACAACTGCGACTGGTTGCCGCGACGGATGACGGTGGAGTTCACGTACGCGGTCACATCGGTGCGCGTCGACGCGTACAGCGGGTACGTCACGTTGTCCAGCAGCCCGCGCGTGGTGTCGTCCAGGGTGAACGCGGTCGGCTGGAACGGGAAGTCGAACCACACGTACACCTTGGTCGTGGGGACGGTCATGGTTGCACCTTGATCGGGGCCGGGCCGTTGTTGCGGTTGTACTGCTGGATGGCGTTCACGACGGCGTTCGGGTCGGCGGCGGTGTTGATGGTCAGGTACGTGGCGCCCGAGATGTCAGCGGCGACGATGGCGCGCTGAGCCGCACGAGCAAGTTCCTCGTCGGCTGCCTTCTTGGCTGCCTCGGCGGCGTCCTTCTCGGCCTTGGCTCGCGCGGCGATGGCGTCCTTCTTCTTCTTCTCCGCTGCCGCCTTGGCCTTGGCAGCGTCCTCGTCCTTCTGCTTCTGCTCGGCGGCGCGTTTGTCGTCGATGGACTTGAGCTTGTTGTACGAGTCCATGTACGAGTCGCTGTACTTCTCGTCGTGCTCCATGCGCTTCTTCAAGATGTACCGGTAGCGGGCCTCGGAGATTTCGCCCATCTGGTACTTCTTGTCCTCGATGTCGCGCTGCTTCTCCAGCGCCTTCTGCGCCTTCTCAGCCTTCGTCTCCTCGGGCGTCTTGGCAGTCGTGCTTGGCGTATTCCCACCGCCCGCGTGCTTGGCGGGCTGGATGACCGGCACCACCGGGACGGTCACGGGCTGCGTGGCGACAGTCGCCAACGCCTGCGACGCACCGCCACCGAACAGACCGCCGACGAAATCCCACGCCAGCTTCACCGTCACCGGCACTGTGCGGGCAGCGGTCAATTGGTTCAGGATCGTCACCACGTCGTTGACGTTGCCCTGCGACAGTGCGGCCAGAATCTCCGTCAGTTTCTGCGGCGGGATGCCACCGAGTTCGGTGACGTAGTCGATGACGGCGTTCTGCGCGTCGACGATGGCGTTCTGCTGATCCACCCAACCCGAGGTGCCGTCACCCAACACCGACTGCACGTTGGACAGCGAATCGACGACGCTGACGTACGACCCCTGCAGGCTGACGCTCTTGGCGATCTCGTCGTTCAGCGTCTTAGTGGCAGCCTCAAGGCTCTGCGTGTCGCCCGCTGCAGCCTTGGCCGCGTTGCCGGCCGCGATCAGGCCGTCCACGTAGCCGCCGTCGACGAGCGCACCTTTGGCCTGGTCGATGCCAACGACGAACGAGTTCGTCTCGTCGTTCGTGATGTGCAACTGCTGCCCGAATGCGTCGATGTCGCCGACACCGTCGCGCAGAACGCCAACCGCGCCACCGATCGCGCTGCCGATGTCATCCCACCATGAGACCGAGTCGCGAATGTCGCTGCCGATGTTGAACGCATCCATCAGTGGAGGCACAACGGCTGACAGCGACTTGATCTCCTCAGCAGCCTTGGTGAATGCCGGGGCCAGCTTCTCGCCGACGGTGACGGCGAGGTCCTCGCCGATGTCCTTGAGGTTCTGCATGGCGTCGCGGAACGCCTGCGCCTTCTTGACCTCCTCGGGCGACATCACCTTCGCTTCAGAGACGCTTGCCAGTGACGCGCTGAGTCCCTTGGAGCCCTGAGCGATCATCTCGGCCAGGCCGGTCCACGACTTGCCGAGAAGTTGCGTGCCAACCCGTGCACGCTCGGCGGGGTCTTGGATGGCGTTCAGGCGGTCGACGACGTTCAGGAATGTGGCGTTCACGTCGGTGGCACCGGACGACGTCGTGGAGATCGCCACGCCGAGGTCGGCGAACACCTTGGGGTCGACGCTCTTGTTCAGCTTGTTGAGTGCACCCTGCAGCGTGTCGGCGTTGATGCCGAGGTCACCCGCCACCTCGATGAGCCGAGAAGCTTCCTCGGTGGTGGTTCCGGTGGCGGTGCTGAACTTGCCAACCTCGACACCCAACTGGCTGAACTGGTTCACGGCCATCAGTGCCGCAGCACCCGCAGCCGAGACGCCAGCCGCCATGCCAGCGGGTGACGTTGCGGTGGCCGCGAACTGCGACCCCAGCGACGACACGCCTGCCTTCAGCTTGCCGGTGAACCCTTCGGCATCACGTACAGCAGTCTTGAAGTCCTTCAGCCCTCGAGTGGCGCGCTCGGTTGTGACGTCGATGACGACGCTGATCTTGTCCGAGAAGGTTGCCACCGCTCACCAGTCCTTCAGAAGTAGCGCCGCAGGGTGTCCTGCACGATTCCGGCATGGATGCGCTTGCCGATGTTCTTCTCGATCTCAGCGACGGCGTCGTCCCAGGTGCCCTTGCCTTGAGTGGCACCCGTCGTCCGCTTGACCTTGCGGAACTTCTCGACGACCACCCCGTCCTTCTTGCGGATGCGGGTGCCGCTGCGTCGACGGTCGCCCTTGGCGTACGCCTTGCGGCCGTCCTGCAGTACGCGCATCCCACCGAGGCCGCGGTGCCACAGGCCCGACTTGGCAGCCCCAGCGATGAACAGGCCCATATCGACCGACGAAGCGATCTCACTGTGACCCGTCATGTCCATCGGCTTTGACCGCGACCAGCCAGACATGGAGAGGTCGTTGATGTCACCACGAATGGCGCGCTCCACGTCCTTCTCGCACTCCTTGCCGATGGCGACCATACGCGACTTGCGGGCGCGGCCGTCGAACTCCTGAGCAACGTTGTCGAGCTTCTTCTGCAAGGTGTAGAAGCTGAGCTCCGTCACGAGCTAGAAGGTCCCGTTTTGGATCGCACCTGTCACCTGCAGGGAGAGGCTGTACTCCACGCGACCGCCGACGGTGGTGCTGGTGCTGTACTGCTGCACGTACACCGAGCCAGCCGAACGAGCCTGCGATGCCACGGAGCCGCCGGGGCCGTACACCATGCCGAGGAGCGACCCGGCCGACTTGGCGCCCGTGATGAGGCTGTGGATGGTCACGTCGTACGGACCCGACAGCGTGACGGTGTCGCCGTCCTGCAGGCCGGGGATGAACGACTTCGACGCGCTGCCGAAGGTCGACACGTCGAGCTGCTCGGTCGACTGCGGTGCCGAGATGTTGTCCGCGAACGGGGACACGTTGGTGAGCGTCGCGGTACCGAGGTAGAGGGCGCTGGTCGTTCCGGCCTTGAATGCCATGAGGGTCTCCTTGAGGGTTGGGTTGTTGGAGAGGAGTCCTGGCAGGGACGGAGATGATCAGCGACGTGCGAAGGCGACGGTGCGGGTGGTGGAACCCGTCCCGGTCACGTCATCGCGAACACGCAGGTAGCGGTTCACGGTGGTGCCGGCAGAGATCACCAGGCGCTCCGACGTGACGCCCGTGGCGAGCGTGAACGTGCCCAGCGTCGTGAAGGTCACGTTGTCTGACGAGTGCTCCACGATGACGCTGTTCGAGGTGAAGCCCGAGAACGCGGTCACGTGCAGGTGGGCCACGCCGCCGTTCGACGTCGACGCGCCGTTGTCGGTTGCGGTGCCGTTCGTGTCGGCAGTGATGGCCGTCTCGGGGTCGAGCACGATGCCGTACGACAGCCCGCCGTCGACCTGCAGCGACTGGCTCACCATCACCACGTCGTTCGTGTTGGAGCTGATGGTGGCCTGCGACTGGTTGCCGACGAGCATCTCGGCCACCGCGCCACGTGCGCCACCCTGAGGCAGCAGCGTCACGACCTGCGGGGTCGACTTCCACGTGTTGACGGTGATGAACTGCGAACCCGCCGCACCGGAGCCGTCGAGCATGGAGTCGAGGGTGGCGGTTGCGTTCTGCTGACCGGGGATGAACGACTTCGACGTGTCGACCAGTGCGGTCACGTCCAGCATCGCCGTCTCATCCTGTGCGGAGAAGCCCTTGGCGTACAGGCTCCACGCGAGAGGGCCGACGTACAGCCGCGAAGAATAGGAAGGGACGAAAGCCATTACCACACCACCTCAATCTGGAATTGGCAGACGAGGTAGTCGACCCCGTCGATCCATGTGACTGCCTGCACTTCTCCGCACTGCACGACCTGCGCGTAGTCCACCGTGACCGTCCAGTTGCTGCCGGTCTGCACGGTGGCGATCAGCGAGCCGGTGCCCGTCAGGTCGCACAACTCATCGAGACGCGCCTCGGACACCTCAGGGGTGGCACGTGGGGCGTAGGCGGTCACGTTGAACGTGTGCGCAGCCTTGGCCTGCTGCAGCACCATGCGCGGGTCGAACGCCGGGCGGGCCACCTTGAACGAGTAGGCGTGCGGGGCCATGTCGCCCACGTACGCGTTCTGCACCGTCCAGCCGGGGATGGTGGCGAGCACGTTGGCAAGGTCGGCCCGCACCTCTGCGATGGTCGTCACGCCACCCTCGGCTTCACGTACGGCTCCACCAGGGCGGCAGCCATCGGGTTCAGCGTCTCGCGGATGCGCAAGATGCCGGCCTCGAACGACAGGCCACCGAACACGGCATCGCTGGCCTTGTAGAGCTGCGTGGCCTGGATCAGCGTCGCCTTCTCCACGTCCTCGGGGACACTGGCGAAGCCGAACTTCGCGGTCACCTGCACGCCGGGGCGACCGGAGGCCGAGCGGGGGAACACGCTGATACCCGAATCGACGAGCCGGATGGTGTCGTACGGGCGCACCGGGTACATGTCCTCGGCGTTCGTCGGCAGCATGATGAAGTTGGTCGTGATGGTGTACGTGGTCTCGAAGGTGCCGTCGTCGTCTTGGTCGGCCTGCACGATCAGGCCGGTCAGCGTCGACACGTCATCGACCTCACAGGTCGTCCAGTCCTCGGCGTAGAACTGCCGGGTCTGCACCGTGGAGTCCTGCCAGAACCGCCGACCGGTGTAGCCGTCGATCTGCCGGGAGGCGGCGTTGATGGCCGTCTCCAGCTTCGTGTCGTAGCTCAGGTCGGTGATGTTCAGTTCACCCTTGAGGGCGGTGAGCGTGCAGTACCCGTTCGTGATTGCCACCTACACCACCTCGATGATTCCCAGGCCCCAGCACTCGGGGACGTTGATCCAGCGGAAACCTGTCTCCGCGATGAACTGCTCGATCGCCCGCTTCACCGGGTACACCGGGTCCGTGGCGGGCGCACCCTCGGGCACCGGCAACTCGGTGTCGTGGCAGACGATCAGCCCGCCCGACTTCACCTGCGAGCGGTACAGCCGCAACTCGCGCAGCGTGTGCTCGTAATGGTGCGACGTGTCGAGGAACAGGATGTCGACATTCGGCGGGAGCTGCGACAGCACCTCGTCGGATTCGTCGTCGCCCTGGATGAACGTCCAGTGCGGGTAGTCGCCGATGGGCGGCTTGGCGTCGATGTCCACCGACCACAGGTGCCCGCCGGTCTGCTCCAGCGCGTACAGAAAGGCGATGGTGGACACTCCGGTGCGGGTGCCGAGTTCGATCACCTTGGTGGCGTTGCCGGCCTTCACCATCTCCACGAACCGGGGCAGGTGGAGATAGATGTCCGACGGGGTGGCGCACTGCTGCTCGTAGAGGCTGGCAAGCGACGGCCGTGCAGGTGCCGTGTAGTTGTTGGGGACCACGAACGACCACACGTTGCCGAGCACCAGCACGTCGTCGTTCGGGTGCAGCATCTCGAGCACCGCCTGACGCACCGGAGGATGCCCGGCGTCGTCGCCGCAGATGATCCCACCGGGAGCCATGAGCGGCAGGATGGCGGCGATGTTGTCGCGCACCTCGGTGTAGGTGTGCTCGGCGTCGATGAAACACAGAGCGACCGGGTCGGAGATGGTCGGGACGAACTCCCGCCAGCCCTTACGCACCGGGCACACGTTGCCGCCGGTCAACACCTTGACGTTGGTGATGAACTGGCCGAACACGTCACGCTTGGCGGCGAGCTCGGCCGAGATTTCGCCGGGCGAACCGTGCCAGGTATCGACGGCGATCACCGGGCGGGGACGGATCGCGTTGGCGAGCACGCACGTACTGCGCCCCTCCCACGATCCGATCTCGACGATGATGCCGGGCACGTTGTCGACCGACCGCGCCAGCGTGGCGAGGCGGTCCTGGGAGAGGGAGTCGAACCATTCTTCGGTGAAGCTCATCGGGGTCGGAACCATTCGCTCGGGCAGCGGCGCTCGTGGATGAACGCCGGCCACGTCTCGTCGACATCGACGGGGGTCATGCGTCGGCCGTCCACGTGGAAGCCTTCGCGCAGGTATAGGTCGGAGGTGAGCCCAACCAGGGTTCGTTCAGCGATCTCGGGGTGGCAGAACGAGCCGAGTTTCTTCATCGCCGCTTCCTTGCCGCCCAGCCACGAGAAGTGCCATCCGGCGTCCTTGAGGGCGGGGTTGGCGTTGCGGGTGTTGCGGAGCTTCTGGAACGGGTTCTGGCCGAGGGCCATCACCTGCCCGAGGTTCGCCGCCACGGTGCCGCCCCACGGTTCAGGGTGGAGCCAATCGACGGCGAAGCAGTGCAGCCGCTGCTCGAACGTGATGTACGACTCACGGGGTCGCACGTTGCGGACGTGCAGCGGGCGGCACACCTCGTCGAGGTCGCCGTGCAGGATGATCGTCTCGTGGTTCAGTTCGGCCACACGTGCGATGTCGCGCAGGCCGTTGATGATGTACTCGCGCTGGGCGAGTTCCCTGGCCCACGGGTCGGGGTCGTCGGCGTGCGTCGGCATCCCCGTCGCACGGACCACGATCAGCTTGTCGGCCCAGGCGTCGAACCGGGGCAGGTTCTCCGTCAGGTGGAACGGCTTCGGGTGGTCCTGGTGGTCCACGTTCGCTTCGACGGCCACGAAGAAGTCGACCGCAGGGTCCATCTCCTCGAGCCGCATTTGCAGGTGGTCGAGTTCGTTGTTGATCGGGAACGTGTCAATGATCAGCGGGCGGCTCATGACCAGATGTCCTTGCCGGTCACGTTGTGCTGGTCGATGAGGCCAGCACGACGGGTGAAGGCGATCTTGTCCATCTCGGACCACTCCACGGCTCGCATGTACGCCTTGTCGGCCTGGCGCAGATCCTCTCGGCCGTCGAAGCCGGGGTGGTGGTGGATGACCACCGACGCCAGGCACGGCGTCCACACACCTCGGGCCTTCGCCAACTGGATGAGCTCCACGTCACCGAAGAAGTGCGTGTAGCCCTCGAACAGCAGGATGCCCGGCCCCTCGAGGGTGGCGCCCTGTTCGTCGATGTAGGAGCGACGCACGAAGAAGTGGTCAGCGTGCTTGCCTGCTGCCACCTTCGGGTTGCGGACCCTGCCGGCTTCGGAGTCGTTGGTGCCGATCACGTCGTAGCGGTCGGACACTTCGCGAGCTGCCTGCAGCCAGCCGGGGGTGAACTCGACGTCGTCACCGCAGAGGAACACGAAGTCCTCGCGGGTCTTGAAGTAGCCCTCGTTGATCTTCGCGGCGAAGGTGGTGCCCCGCTTGGCGGGAATCCACTCCAGCCCTGCCGCTTCCACGGCAGCGATCTGTTCGGCGTCGTCCTCGTCGAGCACGTAGTACAGGTAGGCCGTGCCGTCGTTGGTGGCACGGAACGACGTCACCAGCCGCTCCACGTTCTGTGGGCGCTGCATGGCCGGGACCAGCACCGCCACCTCACGCATCTTCGGCTTGTCGGCGGGCGGGCGGGTGTCCAGCGTGAGCAGGTACGGACGCCAGTAGGTGTCGTACACGTAGTCGGCGTCGTACTGCTCGGCGAACTTGCGAGCGACGTCGGACGCCTTGGGTGTCGCCTTGGCCTGCTGCAGCCGGTCGACCAACTCAGGGATGGACGCTCGGATGTACCAGGCGCGTGATGCGTCATCCCACCACCGTTCGCCGCCGACCTTCCAGCCCGCACCGACCAACTCGCCCTGTGCGGTGAAGTTCGTGGTGATGACCGGAGTGCCGCACGCCTGCGCTTCGATGAGCGGGACACCGAAGCCTTCACCGGCCGACGGCTGCAGGAGCACGTCGAACGCCGAGTACATCAGCGCCATGAGGTTTGGCGGGAAGCCGATCATGTACGCGTACTGGTTCGTGAAGCGGATGGCCTTGTCGGGGATGCCGGCGAACCGGGCCAACTCGGGCAGGTTGATCCCGCCGCCCGTGCCCGACTTCTCGGTGTGCACGAACAGGACACTGTTCGGGTGCTGCTTGTGGAACTCGGCGAACGCCTGGAAGCCGGGCCCGAAGCCCTTGCGGTCGTTCGGGTCCTTGTTCATTCCCACCATGCCGACGACGAACGCGTCCTCGGGGAGCTCGAGGAACTGGCGGCCGGTGACGGTGCGGCCCTCGATGGTGGCAGTCGGGGTCGGCTTGTAGACCTTGGTGTCCACGGCGAGCGGGATGTACGCCGGGTCCAGACCTTCGACCTTGAACTCGTACTCGCCGTGGCGGGACATCGCGATACAGCGGGCCTTGGAGCGTTCGAAGAACTTGAGCACCATCCCGGGCACCGGCTCATGGTCGACAGGTGCCCATGCCGCCACGTTGAACGCGGCCAGGTTCGGGGACTGCAACGACCACACGTCGATGAGAGGGATGATCCAGCCTTCGTCGGCGCCGAAGAAGTGCTTGGCGTGCGCACCGATCACGTCGTCACCGGAGGTCAGGAACCACGACGGGTACACCGGCACCTTCACGCCCGACGGGGTCGTGTAGGAACCCATGCCGTTCCCGGCGGGCTGGCCGTAGGTGGCCGACACTGCGACGTCGTGACCGTCTGCGACGAGGCGGTCCACCAGCAGCTGCGTCTGCACGCCGTAACCAGTTTTCGAGGTCGGCGCGTTGGAGTGGATGAGCAGCTTCATTCGCCGTCCTCCACGATGGAGTCAGTGAGGAACGAGTGCAGGAGCGGGTCACGCTCCCACACGACACGCTGCTCCTGTGCGCCGAGGCGGGCCGCGTGGGTGAGGTCGTCGAGCCGGTGGGCGGGACGGAACTCGTAGCGGGTGCCGTGGTACACGGTGGTGACGATGATAAACCGTCCGACCTTCACGGCCGAGCACGGGATCTCGCCTTCGCGCATGATTGCTTGCACGTCCTCGTGGTACGTGGACGCCGGGATCTTGTGAACAGGCACAGGTTCTCCTTGGCAGGGGGGCAGGTGCGGCAGGTATGCGCGCAGCAGAGGCCACCGAAGTGACCCCTGCTGCGCTCGCCCCTGCCAGGCGATTCATCCACCGCGCGAGGCGGTGGGAAAGTCACACGTTCTGGACGAGCGTGTTGAGGTAGCCGGGCTGGCGGTGGTTGCCGCCAACTCGCCAGCGCCCGCGGAAGCCCACTTCGTCAGTGTCGAAGTAGCGCTCGCTGCTCGAGTCGATGACCGGGTTGCCGACGGTGCGGATGACGTACTCCGAGAAGTCACCGAACGTGGCCAGGATGGCGTTGCTGCCGGCCTGTGCGCAGTTGGTGTCGGTGTACACCGGGGCGCCGAGGAAGCGGTCCGGCTGGCCGGTCTGCAAGCCTGCGGTCAACGACGGCTCCCACAGGAAGGCACCGACGGTGCCGCCTGCGCCGTCACGCAGCTTGCGGATGCTGCCTGCGGTGGTGTCGTGCATCAGCCACGAGGCGTTCTGACGGGCCTGATCGTTGATCGAGTACTGCAGGTCGATGAACTTCTCCACCGTCGGAGCGATGAGCGAGCCACCGGTCTTCACGGGGGCGTTCGTGC